GGCGTCATTGATAGGATCCAGCCGGTCAGTGATCCTCTAGATCTCCCTGAGGAGCGAAGGATTTTTAATTCGCGCTTGCTCGAGTTGTGTGGAGACATTGAGTCCAACCCTGGGCCTGGAGTTTTATTTGGCGTGCAGCTCACACCGGACCAAATTGATATCCTCGAGAATGGCTCGCGCGCCAGCCGCCGTCTTCTTAGATGGCAGGTTAGAAATGAACATGACCTTGATGTTCGCAATTATCGGCCAGGGCGAGTCATACAACGAGTTGCCTTCAGAGATGATACGAAGGTTGACATCATTTCATCCCGTCGTCGCGCCACCAATGACTGGAGATTGTCGTACACACGCGATTTCTGGAATGAGGACCACACCGCGACCGGGGTTATGGATGGCGTTAAAAATGAGCTCCGAGACACCATTGGTGACGTTTTCCGGCAGCACATTGATGTGCTCCCGAATCGTTTTCGCCAAGTTTTTAATGAATGTGTTCATGATATTCCACGCAACCTCTCGACTGGAATTCTTGAGGCATGTGAAGACTTGCTTGGTGGGTTTGGAGTCAGTCGACTCAGTGATGTTCTACGTGGTTGCTTTTGCATTCCCCCATCACTTGTTGTTGCGCCATTAACAATTCTTGTGTGCCACCTCATGCACACAATGAAAGTGTCTGCTCCAGTTCAGACCATGGTCAGAATGGCTATCGGGCCGATATGTATCGCGCTTGGTTGTCAAGATTTAATTGGTCATTTTAAAGTTAGCCTCCAGCACTCCGCTAATGGACAAGGCGATGATTTTGTGACTACTTTGTCAAATATTGCCACCGTTATGTATTGCTGTGTCACCTTTAAAACTATGCCATCTAAGGGTGACAGAGATAGCATCGCCTCACGCGTCAAAGAACTTGCAGCATCTGTGAAAGGTGTGTCGAATCTAAAGCGTGATATGTCTTCCCTGCTGGAGAGCTGTATTGACCTCCTCCGGGGCTTCATTGATGGAGTGGCTAGCATGGCAGGCTACCCTAGTATGTCTGCTAGGATGTTTGGTGGGGTGAAGTATGTTGAGGTTCTCGAGACAGGTGAAGAATGGCTCCGGCACGGCACTGGCAGTCCTGACACGTTGATCCCTGTTGGTCAACAAATAGCGGCCGATCTCAGAAACGCAGTTGATAAGGATCAAAAAGTTATTGACAAGTGCACAATGAGTATTATATTGTCGCTATACAACCGCATCTGCGCGCGTTTAGTCGCGTTGTCCTCGTCATTCTGTGCTGATGATTATATTGAACCCGTTGGCTTCCACCTCAGTGGGCCACCAGGCCTGGGCAAAACGTTCATGCTCAACCTGATCGTCACAAATGGGGTCATTGCGCTGTTGCCATCTGAGTTGAGGCGTCGCATTCAACCGATCCTCAAGAATTTGATTTGTAGCTGCGATCCCGCGTCCAACTTTGGCGACCCGATTACGCCAAGGACGATGGGACTTATAATGGATGAAACCACAACTGTGCCAAGCGAGTGCCTTAAATCACAGACTATGCTCAGGTCTTTACTGGGCCTGATCTCCCCCAATCCGACGCCACTCAACATGGCATTTGACAAAGGGATGACAGCTTCGTCGCTTAAGATTATCGGCCTTGCAGGTAATTCATCGGATGGCCTCCGCACTGTTTTTGAGAAGGTTGATGGAGACAAGGGAGCGTATTACCGACGGTTGCTTGATGTCGAGTATGGCGTTAGTCCTGAGTATTTGACAAATGGTCGTTT